TGCTTGCCCTTCGCTGAATCTATCCGAATCAGTCCAAAGCAAAGTACCCATCGGGCTAACTGGGCGATATGCTCCTGTGCCTTGACACGCCCCACACGTACCAATATCCTTACCCGTTTCAATAGAAATCAAATGTCCGTTTTGGCAGTTGCTTACTTCATCGTGGAACTCACACTTTGAAGCCTTCATTATCCTAAACGGAAACGCACTATTGGCAATGGATAGCTGCAAGTAGTTTCTATTTGTTAGGGCTAAGTTCAGCAGACCGACCGCGTAATAAAAAGGACTTACCCAATATATACTGCCATCGGGCGAAATCTGTGGAATACCTTTTAATTCAATAACAGGAAGTATGCCCTCACCATGTGCAAAGTATTCAAAGATTGCGTAAGTGTTTTCGGTTTGTCTGCCCACTTGCTCAATCCTCCAAATGGTTTCGCGCGTATATAAATACATAACCCGCCCCATTTTATGTTCTTTGCCATTGTATTCGACCCGTGACATTTCAGCACTCACGCAAAGGGCGTAGTGACCGCTTTTGTAGTCGATAACCTTATCGCTGGCATAGTAGTAAATTGTTGGCTCAAATAGCTTTTGGTCATCAACTCTACTTTCGCCATCCTCACTTTCTACATACTCAAATCCGTGTGGCATAACGGCAACTAAACCGTTTGCATCTTTTGTTTTGATGGACGGCAACACGCCCTTCACAAAGGTTTCAACTGACCCGTAAATAGGCAAGTCGGTAAGTAGGTATTTCATCAAATCCTCACTACCTTCCTTTGGTATTACTTGCCAGTTGGAATCTATAAACGCCCTACCAATAACGGTTAGGTAGTCTTGGAATACTTGCGATGTGGTATTTGTATAATTGTCCTTTATATACTTTTGCTGCTCAAGGTCTTGGTTAGGTGCGCGGTTTCTAAATAGCTTTTCGGGAAAGACGTTAGGGTCGGCATGGACAAGTATAGAATTGCGCTGCTCTATTGCGGCAACGTAACCATCCCGATACTTGGGAATATCACCTTTTTTAGTGTTCTTTTCAACTTCAAGAACATTATCTAATAACCGCCTAACATCTACCTCGTTCATGCTGCCTGTTTCATTACGATATAAAAGTCAGTCAATTGGCAGCCTGACTTCTTGCCGCCACACCGCCCTCTAATTGGCCTATCTTGAGGACGTATCTTTATATTTCGTGCCATGCCACAAAGTTAGTTAATTTTTAACGTGTGCTTTCTTTGCCGTTTATCTCGTCAGTCCAATGCTGGCACATTTCAATTATCATACTTTCAAAAGTGTAGCTTGGTTGCCATCCTAATTCGGTTCGCAACTTTGTCGAATCGCCTTTAAGGTATGGCAGTTCCTCCGCACGTAAGTATTTCGGGTTAAGCGTTACATGGTCGCGGTAATTCAAATCGAAGTAGCTAAACGCCAATTCGCATAACTCCCTAACCGTATGCGTTTCCATCATGCTACATACGTAATCAGTCGGCTCGTTAAGTTGTAACATGGCGTGCATCACTTTTACATAATCTTTGGCGTGACCCCAATCGCGTGACGCGTCTAAGTTGCCCAACTCCAAAACGTCCTGTTTTCCGTGTGCAATCATAGCAGCGGCTTTCACTACCTTGTTTGTTACAAAGTCAACACCTCTGCGCGGGCTTTCGTGGTTAAATAGAATGCCATTACTTAAGTGCATTCCGTAAGCCCTCCGATAATGCCTAACTACATTGTATGCGAATACCTTGCTGCACCCGTAAGGGCTAACAGGATTGAGCGGTGTTGTTTCGCGTTGGTATCCGTCCTCATCGCAACTAAGCCCAAACATTTCGCTGCTGCTTGCTTGGTACATCTTAGCTTTAGGGCAAACCCTCCGCATCGATTCAAGTAAGTTAATCACGCCAACCGCATCGGTTTGAACGGTAAATTGTGGCACGTCAAAAGATATTCTAACGTGTGATTGCGCGGCTAAGTTGTAAACCTCATCGGGCTGCACGTCTGTTAATATCCGTTCCAAACTTAAAGGGTCGGTCATATCCCCGTAGTGCGTGTGAAAGTTCGGGTTTGAGTAGCACAACTTTAGCCGCTTGGATTCTTGCACGATGTTTGAACTTGCTCGAATCATGCCGTGTACTTCGTAGCCTAAACCAAGAAGGTACTCCGAAAGGTAGCTTCCATCCTGACCAGTGCAGCCGCTTACAAATGCTTTCATATCGGAGTACATATTATGTCCACTTGCGCCCCTTCCAATCCTTCATTCTTGTAAAGGTTGCGGTACTCATAGCCCATCGAATCCAATAAAGCAAGCAAACTCGCGCGGCTTTCGCCTTGCCTTTCAAGTGCGGTTTCGTTCACCTCTATTAACATTGTTGGGGCGAATTTCTTAATAGTTAACGCTGCACCAAGTAACGCTTTGACCTCCATACCCTCGCAGTCCATTTTGATAAAGTCGCATTCGGGTAGGTTAATCGAATCTAAGGAAACGCATTGGATATTGCCCTCTGCGATGGCGTGAGTAGCCCCAGCATTAATATCGTGGAATAACCCAATGGTGTGCTTCTTGTCGCTTACCCCACGCTTAAAGCATACCGTGTTATCCTTGCCTTTCAAATTATACTCCAAACATTCAAAGGCTTTCGGGTTTGGCTCAAATGCGTAAACAGAACCACGCGACCCGACCCGATTAGAATAGGCAATGGTATGGTCACCGATATAAGCCCCAATGTCAACTACTGTGAACCCGCGATGGATAAATTCATCTAATAGCGGTAACGTGCTTCGGTCGTGGTCTAATCGTTGGTTCTCAATTACCCATTTACTAATATGGGTATCGTCCTCAATTAAAGCTACTTTTTTACCGTTGGAAAATTCGTGTATTATCATTTGATTTGCGCTAAAACATCGTTAGTAATCCCGCCCCAACTCCAGAACTGCATGGCTTTAATCTTTGGCATATCCGCTCCGTTGGTATCTTTGAACACGTAACCTTTCGGCTCATGCACTTCGGCAAATGCACCCATGACATTAAACTCCGAAAAGGAACGATAAGGCACACGGCTTAGATAAGTGAACAGCGGTAATTTATGGACTTCCTCTAAATACATACACACGTTTTTGAGTGTCTTTGTGTGGTAAACTAAAGGCATCCTCCGCATATATTCCCACTCTACCATGTATTTCATCGCGGCTTCGGTTATCGGTTGCCACGGACAATCTATTTCTGAATAACGTGTTTTCCAAATTATCGGTTTGCCATTCTCAAAATACTCATTAACATCCAAAGGTTCTATTGCAATTACATCGCTATCCCAAAAGACAACGGCATCGGCATCGGTATACTTCCAGGCTTCCAACTTGGTTAGCTGCTGGCCGATATATCCATCAGGAAGGTCAGGTACTTGAACCACTATTTCAGCGGTTAGGTGTTCTAATCCTCTTGGGGTTGGGGTGCAAATAACGATATTACGGTAGCCCGTTACGTGCTTTTGGATTGACGCAAGGGCTAAGTGTAGCCATTCGTAATCCTTGGGATAAGTCCTTATTAGAATGTCTATTTGCATTTGGCTTGTATTAGTCTGAATACCGTGTTGTTTATGTCCTGTGGCCGCCCTCTGTCCAAGTAATTCTCTACCCAGCTAAAGTGCCGTGTCATTCGATGCCATTCCTCTGCGTTGTATTGCACGGGATGGCGTTCGTGCATGAAGATAGGCTCTTTAACTAAGAACAACTGCACGCGGCTCATAATGAATCGATACGGTAGCCAATAATCCCACCACGTTTGCCCCATAGCGAATAGCGTGTGAGGTATCAAATCGTAATAGTCGGAATGAATAAAGAAAACGTCAAAGCCATTAGGGTATAGCTTTTGGTCTTGGAAATCGCGGTTAAAATCGGTTCGGTTGCAGAATACCAAACCTTGTTTGCACTTGCTGAAATACTCCGATACCGAGCCCCGTAGAATAATGTCGCTATTGATTAACATTATTGATTCAAACCCGTTATTCCTTGCGTGGTCTATAAATGAGCCAATCAGAATATAAGGTGCTTTGTATAGCCCTTTGGTTGTAATCGTTACCTCGACAAACTCAATATCGTAGCGGTCTTTAAGTAGCGAAATTTCGCTGGCAGTATTCAAAGATATAACGCGGCAACCTTGCGCTTTCCAACTTTCAACTGCTTTTATTTGTGCGTCACCAATCGCGTGGCGTGGTGAAATAGACGTTAGTGCAATCAATTCGATGTGGCTAAAAGTATATCCCGTTCTGCGCATAACTCAATACCGAAATGCCAACTTTCGCTATGCCCGTCGTAAATCTCGTATTGAACCGCGTTGCATGGCCTTAATGCAATGGAAACAATCATGCGTTTAAATTGGTCTTTATCAACTTTCAGGTACACAAATTCACCGATATTGAACTCGATAACGTGACCCGTTTTGATAAGCATTCGGCAAAATTAAACTATATTCCCAATAGTTTACGGGTTTTTGCATTTGGTTTATAGAATCCTTTGGCTATTGCTTCCTTCAAAGTTTCAATAGGTACTGCGGCTTCGGAAACGGGCAATATAGAATGCTGGCAATTATAGCCACCAGCATAGGCAAAGATTGTACTTGAATCAGTAGCGCGATTCATTCCAGCCCATCCTTTGCCCGTATTGCATTCACCTAAATTCTCTTTGTTGCCCCAGCTTTCAATCTCTTTTTTGTGGTACCATTTGCCGTTGCGCTTTTCACAAAAGCATCTGGTCGTGTCCATCAAACCACCCGTGTACCGATACCACTCTAAGCCTAAGTCTGCAGCTATAATCTCGGTAAACGCCCTATCAGTTGTGCCAATAGTATCGGTTACAAGTTGCCGCGAATAAGCAAGTAACCGCCCGTCGTAGTTAGGTGTGCCAACAATGCTATCCGTAACGCTCACCAATAAATCGGAGTAGCTTGCTTTGGTTTCAATCCCTGTGAGTAGCGTTTCAAATACTGGATTCAACACCGCTTCATCAATTCCATTCACTAATTGCCCTACAAGTTGCGCCCGTCTTGCTGCGTATGTTTGGGATGCGAATGTGGTTTCTATTCCTTGCCCGCCTAAGGTTGTCATGTAGGCCGTGGATGTCGCTTGCTGCTGAATGAAATCTTTATTCAAGTCACCTATGACCGTGGCATATTCGCCCTGTGTCATGTAAGCCCGTAAGTCCTCCAGTATAGCCGTGACCGTTCTAAGGTTTGCGCCTGTTTGGTCAACTACTCCGTTGGTGGTCGTTAGCTTAGCCATTAACCGCGTTAACCTTGCAGCTATCTTTGGCTGTATACCCGTCACTCGATTAACCCAACTGTCAGGAATATCCGTTAGGCCGTTAACCTTGTCACGTAGTAATTCGGCTGCGGTGGGCATTCTAAGGGGTTGGGATTAGCAAGTAGACCATTGTGATAGTAATATCGCTATCCCCGTTTAATGGGTTGCCAGTTTCAACATAAATTTCAATATCAGTAGCATCAAGAATTTGCGTGTGGGTTGTTGTTGCACCTATTGTGCCATCAATAGCCAATAAGCCACCTCGGTTTATAGTTGATTCCAAAACCCTTACCCAGTTCCCAGAAGCTGCTGAAATGTGCTTATCTGAACCTATATATCTTGCAGCAAGTTTTATGTTGGTATCATATGCCGTTGTTCCATTTTCAGCCCGAAAAGACATTCCCAAAGGCTGAATGAAATATCCAACAGGAACGGTAATTCCAAAGGGTACGGGAGTAGTAAACAATGTCAATACTTCGGCTGTTGGAATGCTAACGGTTGCAATGTTTATAGCCGCGTTTGAGTTCAAAGTATTAGCCTGTGCCACCGCTTCATTAAATGGCGTTTGAGTGGTGTCACCGCTTGCCGTGAATGTCATCACTTGGTCGGCCGTTGTGATTGCTGCGGCTGCCTTAGCTGGTAAATTATTGACGTTAATACTTGCCATCTTTATATCGGTTTAGGTATGTTTATTGTCTTGCCTGTTGATGTGTTTAGTACAGGCTTGCGTGTGCCTACGTTTACCTCTAATGCAATTCCTTCGACATCACACCCCAAAGGCGCACCGTCTGCGCATGGTCGTTTCTCGGTTAATTCTACAGCATCGCTGAACGTATAAGTAGCAACTCCGAAATCAACTTCATCGCTCCAGCTTATCGATGGCGGTTCTTCGTCCTCGCAGAATGAAGCCCGACCATCCAAGTAGACGTTATCAAACCCAAGCGTTAAACGTATAAAGTCATGCACGTATTCGGGCGCACCGTAAGCAAAAGACCGCGCCTTTCGAGTACGCATATAGGTAGTCTTTTTTTGCCCTGTACTGAACTCGTATGCTTCACGGGTAGTTGGGTAACTCGAAGTTCGCAAAGTTGATTCTAGGCGAATGGAAGGGTTAAATCCCGTTCCAACAAATCCCATATTGAACTGGTCACCATTGCCGCAAGCTGAAACTAAAACAGTGCATTGGCAAAAGGTGTCTTTCAATTCAAACGCCACGCTGCGATAGGTAACGATAGGCTCAACCGCTTCTATGCTGAAATCGGTTATCAATACAAAATGCAAAGTAGCAATGTCCAAAAGAAACAAGAACCTCAAATCCAACGGGTCATCGTTTGTCCATGTTGGAGTTATTACCTCCGTATACGTTCCGTCCGTTGTGTATATCGTTCCGCTTGTTAACCCCGATGCAAATTGGAACGTATCAGTTCCTTGCATTCCGCTAATGGTGAACGTAATCGTGTAAGCTACATCTCGACAAAGAACATCCCTTCGCCTAACATAGTGAGCGGCTTGGGTAATTGCGCTTGCTTGCATCGTGCCGCCTGTAATCACGATTAAGTCATCACCGCCCGCGTATACATCCCATTGCGCCTGACTTTGGAAGTCATCGCCAGCAAATCCAAACTGCGAGCATTGGCAAGGGTCGTAAGCAGTTATATAGTAGCAGCCATTAAGTACTGGTAAATTATTCCAGTCTACATTGTAAGTCAAAAAACCATTGTTGTAAGTTACTCCTGTATTGGGCAACCCAAAATCAATTAGCATTCCATCGTTAGAATAAAGACCAAAATGCACCCGTGTTAATATCGGCTTCATTATCACATTGGAAACCGTACCGCCTAACGCTGAATTGAAAAAGAACTCCACATAAGTCTTGCCAACGCTTTCAAAAGTGTAAGTATATGTGCCACTTGCTGAATACGGTATAATCGTGCCATCGCTAAAGTTCAGCAGCATCAAACCGTTATTTACCACGATTGTAAACTCCAATTCGTAATATAAACCGCTTGCATTGGCTATTGCTTGCCGAATGTAACCCGCCCCGCCTATTGGACTAACAGCCCGTGTATCGGGGAACGTCCACAATCCGCCTTGTATCCAATCAACTCCAGACCCCGTAAAGTTGCCATCTATCGTTTCGCTGAACGTATTAGCGCACGCCCCGTAAGCAAATTGTATGGATGTAACGTCTGTTGAACCTTGTACCTTTTGCATCCAGCCCGTGTAGCATGGAAGGGTACAGTTGTCCTCTAATCCGAAGGGCAATGGCTGATATGGGATTAAATCGAGGCTCATATTTCAGTTTGCCCAAAGGTACTAACTATTTTGACCTCGGTCATTCCCGTGTGAAGGTTGCGGCTAAGGTCGTTTGTCCTTCCTTCAATTGCACCGTTGTTAAATGGAACGGATATTATACCATGCCTATTGTTTAGATAGGTTTGCCACGTTTGCGAAGTAATCGGGTATTTGATGGCGGTATTTATTAAGGCGTTATCGTTCGGGTCGTAGGTTGCCCATTGACCGCCTAAAGGATCTTCAACTATAAACTTTGCCCCGTTTAGAATATAAATAATGGTGTAATCTAACCCGTCACCATCAGATGTTAAATCTTTAGGGTCAAATATGGTCAATATAACATAATCACCCGTGTTCATAAACAAAGGAACGCTTACGTCCCATTGATTACTTGCCGTTCCAAATCCAACCGCATTAGGCTGCGATGTTTTGAACCAATAGTGTTCGTATTGAAATACATCAAAGCTATTAAACACTTGAAATGCCATGCCAAAACCGAAAATTTGCGCTGGATCTTGTGTTTCAATGTAAGTTATACCCTCAAATTTGCAAACGTAAACTGCATCAAACGGTGCGGTATATCGTCCACCTAAAAGGTTGTAAGGATTCGGGCCACTCCATGCTGGGTTAAGCGCTGAAGGTGTTGCTAACTGAATAGTATAGTTTCCGTTCGGGTCTTCTCCAAGCGGAAAAGTGTCATCATTACAATTCACAATTTGCCGTAAAGGTTCTAATAAACCAAAATTACTATCGCCACCTAAAACGTACCGAAATACTCCAATGCCAGCAAGCAAAAAGTTTGTGATTGTTAACACCCCAGTAGCGAAGTTTTGCGCCAATCCTAAAAACAAATATATCGGGTAAGGTATTCCATCGCCCCACCTTAGCGCGATATTGTAGTTACTTAATATCTCATTAAAGTAAACATTAACGGTCGGGCTTAATGGATTAGGCGTGTTGGCAACCGAATTATCTGAATAATGTTGAACGATGTAAATGTCCTCATCTAATATATTGTCAGGGTCGGCAGCCCCACCACTTGCAACTGGTAACGCGGCTTGGATTCGGTTCGTGTCGTAAATTAAAGTTTCTGTTTGTAATTTTAAAACATTGCGCGTATTGCATTGCCCACCTAAATGGAACTCTTCCTCTCTAAATCCCAAAAAAGTAGCATTTGGAAAATAGTCGAAATTGGCATCGCTAAACTTATTTGAACCAAACTCAATCTTTTGGTAAAAACTCTTTTCGTTCGATGTTTGGGTAACAGCGTCAGGGTCGGCAAGTGTAATACTGCTATTTGTTTGCCTAAAGAATGAAGTCGGCTCAATCCTTAACCGTTTAACACCGCCCACCGTTTCCGTTGCGAATGATAAGTTGAAAAGCCTTTGGCAATCAGTATAAAGTTCCTCAAATGAAATAAGCGGCCAACTATTTACATCGCCCGTTCTTAGCGAATTGCCTGTGATAAGCGTATAATAACCCCTGTTGATGTCATCAGGTCTAAAGAAGTCCGATTCAAAGCCTAAAGCCCCATCGGTCATAAATGCAACAAGCATCTTAAAGGCATCGTAAACACGAACGCCTACCCTGTTTTGCGCTGCAATGTCACCGCCCCCGCTTTGTTGGTTTTGCCCGTAGTAAAATAGGTCGGTTTGCTCCAGAACACTTGAAGAAATATCAACATCGTTCTTTGACCGCCCTACATTCACATAGGCTTTAATTGCCATGTTTTGGTCAATAAGCGATAAAAACCCAGCATCTACAAGTTGCCCTTTGACTTGGCATAAGTCAGGCCGCCACTCGCATTCGTTCAGAAACATATTGCAGTCCAATACCAAACCGCACCCATCTGTTAATTCAAATGCAATAATGCGGCATGAATTGGTAAGGTAGGCACGTCTAAGGAATGTATAGTCTGCTCCGTAGAAAGTTAAATCCCCGTTTATTTCTTCAAGAAAACCGCTTAAATCACTTGAGTAATATACACGGTGCGTTAATTCGGTTATGCCGTTAGGTTGATTGGCAATGCTAAAATCGGGCGATGTAATACTAAGCATATCCTCCACGTTTAGCCGCTTTTTGGTTGCTCATTCTTTCGGCTATAATTTTTAAACCTTGTACGGTTGCTTGTCTATTTCTATCCATTGCCGCGATAATGTTGTGGTCTTTCAAGTTAGCTGTTAATCCGTTCAATTCAGCACTTTTACCAATATCCGTAAACCCGCTTAACATAGCAGAATCCAACGCGGGTTTTACATAGTTGCTTAGGATGTACTTTTCTGCAAGTCCTTTGTTCATCGCTTCCAAAAGTCCTTTGTGCTTGCTTGTTTCCTTAGCTGTGATAACGCTTTCGCCTTTTGATAGCTTGGCGTGTATGCTGTCACTTGTTGCCGTTCCTTCACCTTGCAAATCTACAACACCCTTAGCGAATTGTGGCGTTGGCTGTGATAGTATAACTGCAATTTCGGCAGCCCCCAATGCAGCAGAAATTGCGGCTAATATCGGGCCAATTATTGGCCCAGCAGTTAATGCACTTGTTACCGCTAAAGCCGTGTTAATTACCGCTTGGATAATTGCCGCATCCTTTTGTGCTTGAAATTGTTTAGCTAAAAGGCTTGCCCTTTCTCTTTGGTATTGCTGTTCTGAAATCAATCCTTGGTTATACCTTTCTTCTAAAGCGGTTAACTCCATTTGGTAGCCTTCAATTACTCTTTGGCTAATCATGCCCGTGAGTTGCGCTATTGCTTGGCCGCTTGCTTGCACTACTTGCTGCTTTTCATCCTCTGTTAATTTTATTCCATTTGTTTCTGCTTCTCTTCTTTTGTCTATGTTAGCCTTTGTCAAAGCTAATATTCTTTCAAGGTGGGCGGCTTCCGATTCCTCATTTGCCTTGTTTTTAGCGTCTGTTATCGCTTGTAATTGTGTAGATAATTCTTCGCCTTGTAAAACGTGGGCAGCCCCAGCATTTATCACATCTTGAAGGTCTTTCTCATACTGCCTTTGATTGTCGGCTAATTCAACATCCCTTATTTCTTCGCTTGTGGTAGCCAAATACCGCTCAATATCAATAAGCATCTTTGCCATGTCCTCCGCAATCTTAACCCGTTCCTTTGCGTTGTCCTCCTCCTGTTTGAGTAACCTTTCGGCTTCGGCTTCTTGGGCTTTGTTGTATTCCTCCGCGCGCTTCCTTTCAATCTTGTCTAAGGCTTCCATTTCCAACCTTAGCTTTTTCATTGCTTCGGTTTCTTGCCCAAGTATTGTTTTGCGTTCTTCTTCCAATGCGTTAATCAAAGGCAGTATTGTTGTAATTCTTTGCAGCGAAGTTTCTTGAAGCCCTAATTCATCATTCAATAACTTTAATTCAGCGTCAACTACAAACAAGTTTCTAATTTGTGAAGCCCTTAGTTTGGCTTCTTCTTCCAGTTGCTTGTTTATCTTAGCTTGTATTGATACGTCAATTTCTGATGGTCTTGGGGATTCTTCTTCATTACCACCCGCTCTTGTTTTCTGTTTTAACTCAAAATCTGCCTTTGCAACTTCAAGTAGTTCTTTGGCAATTTTAAGTTGATCACGCGCTTTGCCACTGGCAATGCTTTGAGCACCCATCCCAAATTCATCACGGGCTTTTCTTGCCTCTTGGTATGCAATTGTTAATTCATTTACTATTTTAAAGGTTTGTCCTAAAGAAGCACCGCCTAATTTTAACTGCAAATCTGCTACTGCTTGAGCATCCTCTGATATAAGTCCAATATATTTTGCAAACGGTATTAACGCGCTATTCGCTGTTGCCCCGAGTTTTAGCATAAAGTTGCTATATGCCGTTTCCATTTGCGCAATTTCATCGGCTGTGGTTAACGCTTGCGCCCCCATTTTAGCAAATGATGCCGATGCTATTGTCCCAACGGCTTCTGCAACTTGCCCAACGGTTGCGGTTTCAAGTGAAACGTCCCCTAATTTTTCTCGTAATTCAACCGCGCTTATTTGCAAGTTGTCCAACACCAACACCGACTTTCTGCCTATACCAGTGATAAGCGATTCAACAAGGTAATCCACATCCTGACCAGTTGCGCGGGCTTGCATTTGAGCATATTTTAACAGGCTGCCTAATTGGTCTAATGGTATCTTAAAGTTTGATGCCTTAACTGCGCTTTGCATCAATACTAAATCTGTAACCGTTCCGTTGGTTGCCGAACGCAACCCCGCTAATAGTTCGGGGCTGCCAATCTTAGCAAATGCACGTTCTACACCCTCCGCTTTTGCCGCTAAGGTTATCGCTTCTTTTGTAAATGAAATTATCTTATCAACTGCAAATGCCGCAAGCATAGCCGCGCCAATTTTCTTTAACCCATCCGTTACAAAATTGGTCTGCTTTGGAGTTTCTGCTAATGAAGCGTTGGCTTGTTTAATAGCCGCGTTGGTGTCATTTATAGCCTTTGTAACTTGCTTAAAGCCTTCACTTCCTATCTTGGTATCATCGCGAAGTAATTCATTCAGCCTAACCAATCGAAGGTTTAAGTCGGCTAATGTCTTGGGTTGTTTGGCAAGTTCTGCTTGCAACCGCTTTACACCGTCTGATCCCTTGTTAAATGAATCGTCTAATGTTTGCCCCGTCTTTTGGGTCTTAGCGGCTAATTGGTCAAGTGCAGCACTTGCTCCCGAAACATCAACCCTATACTTTGCTACTATTTCGTCTGCCATCTTTCGCCTGTTTAATCTCGCTTAGACGCGATTCCACAAAGGTAAACAATTCCAAAAGGAAGTCCGAACGCCCCATATCCCGTAGCCTTGCGAACCCGTCCGAATCCTTACCCATGAACCGCAAGAAGCGCGTCCACTCTAAACGCTGCTTGCTTATTCGGTTGTGGGCTGTTCTGAACGCAATATCGACCACCTTCTTTTCAGGTTTTCGCTTACCTGTTGAAAGTTTCTCAATAAGCTGGTTGCATCGGTCTTGGAAACTGTTAGCCCGTTTAATAATTTGATGAACATGGGAAGTCGAAAAAAAAAGCGACCTTCTTCTGTTTCGTGCTTCAAGTAATCGCACTTTTCAGCGTGTATGGATTCACTAATCTTTGAAACGTCCTCATCCTCACGCACGTAATTGATGGCGATAATGTTCACCAAAGCATCGAGGTTTACAATCTTCTTTTCAAGGTCGGTAAGGTCGTTAATTACCACGCCCGCCTTAATAATGTCTTGTTTGGCAAGGCATACGGTAATCGTTTCGAGTGCTTGCTTCCACGTTTCAGAACTTAACCCAGCCGCCATGTATTGAAGATGTGTGTGGGCTTCGGATAGGCGCGTAATAGGTACATCGCCTTCATCTCTGAACGAGTAATACCAACGCCCTTTGTCATCTTTGAACTCCGCTACCATACCACTCCGCACGTTGGTAGCTTGGTTAGCCCTATGCCAATCGCTTAGACGTTGCTGCCCGAAAATTAGGTTGGCTAATTTGATACCCATTTGTTAAGTAGTGTGTTTAGAAATGCAACGGATAAAACGGTAACAGGCCAAAGGCAGAACTCACCACCCAAGTAGAAATGCCCAATCGTTCCCCATACCGAAGCCATGCAAGTAGGGCAGTACCAAAGTGGCTTGGATAGCTTTTGGTGCAGCTTAGTTAGTGATAAGTAAAAGGATTCGGGATTGCCGTAGAACGTAAATATCAACTCCATAACGGCCAAATGAAAACCGACCGTTACGAGCGAGGTTAGGACAATTATACCTAACTGCATACGGTCAACACATTTGCGGCATTGGTAACGATTCCACTTGCGCCCTGTACTAATCCAAATTCGACAATAGCACAAGTAATACCCGTCCACGTTACGTTTGCGCTTACCTTGTACCGGACGCCCGCTACGAATGAAGGTAACGCGGCTGCAAGTATCGTTAGGTTGCCCGCGCCCGTGCTTGTTTGAGTGACCGTACTAACACTTCCATCCGCAAGGGATTCAAAGGTTAGCGTTACCGATGTGCTTACAGGAAACGTGCCGAAATTAACGGACGTTAGGCACAGGTTCATTCTTTCTGTTTCGGAGCAACCTCCGCAATTATAGCAACTCATTTGCCCATATTTTTAACAATTACACTCAATTCGTTTGTTGTTACGGTTTGCTCAATCTCTTGTTTATCCTTCCAGTTAAATCGGTTTTTCATGTTCATGTACCAACCCGTATAATTAAACTCTTTATTTTCAAGTCCTTTCCTACCTTTTTTGTTCCACCATGCTTCTGAAAGTAGTTTCCCCATTTTTATGGTTTCCGAAAACTGCAATTCATCCTTCATCCACCTATCCCAAAGGTCGTTAGAAAATGAACCTTTCTTTTCATAAATTAACGCCTTTACTTCAACATCGGCCGCACCTTCTTTGTATAGTTCTAATACGTCACTATACCACCCATCCCAAAGTTCCGTTTCTACTTCCTGTTTTGGCCTAGCCATTTATAGTTCGTTTCTGTTTTCGGGTTATCCATTGCTGAATTACAATTGAATTTACTAAATACCGCCACCTATCTAAATGGTCGGCTTTTTGCCCTACTTTGTTTCTATTTGCCTTGATTATTTGCTCGTCTGCATCAACTTCAACTAACCTAAAATCAGACTCCAAATGTAAGGAATTTATCGGGTCTACTCGAAAGTCCTCACAATGCGCTAAAATAAAGTTACAATCCGTTCGGCTGTTTTTATGGCGCGGGTTTGGTCTTACATCGAATTGACGATCTGAAAGTTGCAACTGCCTTTTGAGTAGCCTGTAATTTGATTCGTTTGATGGCGATTGCATATTCCTTGCGTTGCCGTTGTAATCGCCTACCACGTAAAAGTTATGCAGCAAGTGACCGTACTTAGCTTTTATTTGACTAATCGCTTCGGGAAGGTTGCCGCCATCAATACTAAATTCGTCAAAGTTATGAAAGTGCAAACCGTCTTTGTCCTCCCAAATGTGAGCAAACCCCATAGCAAACGGGTCAAGGTTAAAGTCAACAGAAAAGTAAATAGTTCGATGTGGCTGCAGTACGCAAGGCTTTTTGTGTAGCTTATCGTTGTAACGGGTTGCAAAAGGTCGAACTACTTTCTTTGAACCCCATTCGCCCCTAACTTCTACAAGGTAGTCATCGGGGCTTGTAATCTTCATACGCTCGTAATCTTCAACTGCGCTTGGCGAAAGGTTCTCTAAATTGTCAAGGTAGGTTGTATGCAAGTAAAACGCATCCTCAATAGGCGTTTCGTAAAATTCCTTTCGTACCCAATGTTCCGCGTCTATATCGGTGTTATGGGTGCATATTATTTGGCAGTCACTCCCAGCCTTACGTGCCGACATTGCCAACTTACGAAAGTGGTCTTTCTCCATGTCGGGCAACTCGTCAACCCATATCATTGTCGGGTCTTTTATACCCTTTGTTTTGGCTTTAGCATCCGTTCTACTTTGTCGGGTTGCTTTGGCTATAATGTTGAACCCTGTAGCTGGGCAAAAGAAAGAGTAGGGCGATTTGCCTATCACTATCCTATCTTCTAACTCATACATCTTGATAAGGTCGCAAATATCTTGATATTGCCCATCGCGTATGTTTTCCAAAATATCGCGGCTAATTACACCCCTAAAATGTCGTTCCGTCTTTTTGAATTGTAGGTTTCCTTCGCCATCTATAAACGGGTCAAGTCCAAGAATCCCAAATATCATTTTTAACGCGGCACTATGTGACTTAAAGCCACCCCGTCCACCTCTTAATAATTGGTAACGGGCTTTAGACGCAAGAAATGGTACTATTTTCGGACTTACCTTAATTTCCACGATTCAAATGCTTGTCCTGTCTTATCCTTGCCAGTTGCGAAGGTGCGTTTAGTGCTTTCAATTCGCGTTCATACATAGCGAAATACCTTTGCAAAGTTAAGGTTTTTCCAATTCCTTGCCCGTAAATTGATAGGATATAGTAACCCGTTTTCACTTCGCTTTCGGTCTTGACATTAGAAGCATTGCCAAAGTAGATAACGGGCTTTGAGGTTTTGCGCTTGGGTACTATGCCCATCTTTGCGAATACGCCTTGATAAAGCAGTTCATCTGGTACCGTACCGCCCCAATCAAATTGCAGCATATCGCGTGGAATGCCAACTTCCATATAGTAGTCTAAATACTCTTGCATCTTATCGCATACCCTTCCAGCTTCAAAGTACATCCAACTGGACTGAATGCCGCAAAGTGTAGCGGTTTCACTTAACCCAAAGTGCGACCAAGTACGTTCCGATTTCGCCCAAAGATTATACGCAATTTCATCAAAACGACCTCCTAACCCCATCACTTCGGTAGCTACGGTTGTGCCGTTTAAGTCTTGGAGTAGGGGTTCAATATCGCACAAAGCCAATCCATCAACATCTAAGTACAGGAATTTGTCCAATCCAATCGAACGCCCTAAAGAGTAGATTTGAGTTTTGACCTTTGCGGGATCTATCCGCCCACCGTTGTTTAGGTAGGCTTTTGTAGGTAGGATATTTATAGACGCGAATAGTTCTGGGCGCGTGAGGTTTAACGATATGTCCTCACTTATGAAAATATGTATCGGTACGTTTGGGCTGTGGTGGTATAACGACAAAGCGAGGTTGTGAGCCATTAGCCCATAACCCCGCTTTCCGAATGCGATTAAAAGTATACTACTAAGAGAAGATTCCAACGGGTAGCACTTGGCTCTTTATGCCAGTTGCAAACTTACCATTAAAAGTGAACTCATAGTGGGCGTTGTCGGTATTGTCATCAGGAAATACCAAGCTGCCTACAAACTGCAAACCTTTCACACCTCTAACCAATATGCCAACAGTTGTTTCATCAACTGGTTTGATTAGTATTGCGCCTACAACCGTACCGCTAGAAGCGTTTATGGCAGCATAAGCAAGGTCATTCGTATCGTTTACGTTTTGATCCATCCAAGTACCCGCGATTGTGTAGGTAGTTGTGTTTGGCTCTGCACCAGCGATATAAGAAGCCCCAGCAGCAACAGCAGATTGCGCGGGAACACCTACTTTAATCGCTCTGAACAAAGTAGCTTTTCCGCTTGCAATATCCGCAGCGATGGTTACCTCATCAGAAAAGTCGGTAGTGGTAGCATCGCAAGCAAAGATAATAGCTTGGTCACCGCCACCCGTTACTGTTGCCCCGCAGTCATTCAGTAACTGTTCGGGTAGTTGGTCTTGGCAAAATGAGTTACATGACATTTTTAGGTCGTTTTTATGATTCGCCTACAAAGGTAATTAGTAATTTTTTAATGCGATTTTCAAGGCTCAACATCTTTAGCAACAGTCACGAATTGCCCTTTGTTGTTTCGCTTACGTCCTGTGAACGTGCGTGCGGTCAGGTGCTGGATAGTTTCCTTAGCGGCTTTTAACTCCCGATCCTTAGCGTCATATTCCTTGTCGGCTTCGAGCAAATCGGCTTCAAGTTTCTTTGATACTTCAACTTCAACTTCGTAAAGTTTCCGCATGGTTGTGATTGCCTTAATTGAAATTTCTTTATCCTCCAACAGGTCAGCTATCCTTTCATCTTTTTGGTGAATAATTGCGAAAAGCATACCACACGCAAGCGTTAACGTGGCTGCTATAAATACGGGTATGGTTAAAAGTACTGGGTTCATTTGGTTAGTTTTCCTTTGTGAATTGCCACCCCTCCCAGTTATACCCTACCGTAAAAGCGGTGCTTCCTTGTGTTTTTAGCGTGTGATACGGGAA